TGGTGTATATACAGACGGAACTAAGGACATCTTTATATTTAAGCACCCATTAGATCATGGACACTTCCATAATGCATATATGTGTCAAAAATTTATAGGAGAACATCCTTTTAAGCTTGCTAAAGCATTAATCAATCAATATGGCAAGCGACCACCAGAGCAGATCATGTGTGTACCTGAAGAAACAGTTGAAATGTTTATGGAGCAGGGTGGTAAACGAGGAGAACCTACCTAGTGCTATACGAGCCTACATGTGAAGTATGTGGCAGTCACATTGAGGATGATAGATGTGAGGTATGTGAGCATACTGGAGACAATGGTAACTGGGTAAAGGAAGTTATAAAGGATAAAGATGACTCCACAGACACTTGACAGATGGCGAATACTACCAAGACTTATGATGCTAGTGATGACAGGAGTTTACATTCGTTGTATAGAATGGGCTTTGAGTCAGCCAGAGTTGACCACACAACAAGCAGGACTAATATCCGTGATTACTGGAGCGATGACAGGTTCATTCGCAATATGGATGGGAGCAGAGAAAACAAATGTCGAAACCGAAAGATCCGAGACTCGATAGAGCAGGTGTTACAGGTTATAACAAACCTAAAAGACTTAAAGACGGTAGTGGCAAGTCACATATCGTTGTTGCTAAAAAAGGGGAACAAATAAAGACCATACGTTTTGGTCAAGCAGGTGTCAAAACAAATCAAACAGCAGGACAGCGTGAAGCATTCAAATCTCGACATGCAAAGAATATAGCCAAAGGTCCTATGTCTGCTGCTTACTGGGCAAACAAGGTTAAATGGAGTCCTAGTAAAACTAAGTCTCCATCTAGTAAATGGAAAAAAGGAAGCTAACATGTGGAAGTATTTTAAAAGATTATGGTGTGCGTTGTTAAATAAGAAATGTCATGATGACTGTGACTGCGTATAATGATAGGAACTATACTTAGCTCCGTATCTACTTTAGCATCATCCTACATAGAAGGTAAGACAGCCATACAAAAGGCTGAAGCTACTATAAGGATGAAAGAAGCAACAGGTGAGATTGATTGGGACTTAGCTGCTATGAGGGCATCCCAAAGCTCGTGGAAGGACGAATGGCTGACTTTGCTTTTTAGCATTCCTCTGGTACTGAGCTTCATGGGTGAGTGGGGCAGGGGCATAGTAGCAGATGGCTTTACTGCACTCGCAGGTATGCCACAGTGGTATCAGATAGCTTTAGGAGCTATTGTAAGTGCAAGCTTTGCCACACGATCTGCTAGTAAATTGTTTAATATGAGGAAGAAGTAATGGCATTTAAGTTATCAAGTAGAAGTTTAAGTAAATTGGACGGTGTGAATCCTTTATTAGTAGACACAGTAAAACGTGCCATAGAAGTAAGTTCCGTGGACTTTGGTGTTATCTATGGGGTTCGTTCATTAGCAGAACAAAAAAAATTATACAAGGCAGGACGATCACAAACGATGAAGTCTCGTCACTTACTACAACAAGACGGTACATCACATGCTGTCGATTTAATGGCTTACGATGGCAGCGACCCAAGTTGGGACATCGTGATGTACGATAATATAGCAGACGCAATGAAAGAAGCAGCAATAGAAACTGGTGCAAAAATTTGTTGGGGAGCCGCATGGCATATAAATGATATAGCCGAATGGAGTGGCACTATGGAACAAGCTATGAACGCTTACGTAGATTTACGTAGGAGTTCTGGACGCAGACCATTTATTGACGGTCCTCATTTTCAATTAACAACATGACTAGACAACTCACAGAAAAACAACAGAAGTTCTTAGATGTCCTATTTGATCAGGCAGGTGGTGACATAGGCTCTGCTATAAAGCTTGCAGGATATGCAGAGGGGGTAAGCCCTTCTCAGATGGTTACAGCTTTGAAAGAAGAAATACTAGAAGCTACACAAACCTATATGGCACGTAATGCACCGAAGGCTGCAGTGGCTATAACAAGTAGCTTGGACGATCCTACACAGCTAGGCATACGAGATAGAATGTCTGCTGCTAGAGAACTGCTAGATAGAACTGGTCTAATTAAAACAGAAAAAGTACAGGTAGAAACTACAGGTGGTGTAATGCTTATGCCCCCTAAGGACAATGAATGAGGAATAGGTCACTAGGCAAGTGGAAGCTACCACAGCCTACAGATTTAAAAGACGATAACGAGTGGATGCCCATACCACGTATTGCACGAACAATACCATTTGGGTATGAGTTAGATCCTGAAGATAACAATTTATTAAAACCTATAAAGATAGAGTTAGATTTATTAGAACAAGCAAGGAAGTACATAAAACAATACTCGTACAGACAAGTTGCTAACTGGTTATCTAAAAATAGTGGACGAGATATATCCCACGTAGGTTTGATGAAAAGATTAAAGAATGAGCGACAACGACAGAACCAAGCTATCAGCCTACGTAGATGGGCAGACTATGCCCAAAAGGCGATCCAAAAAGCCGAAGAGATCGAAGAAAATAGAACAGGAGCAAAGCAAGAGCCAGAAAGCTCCCCTGCTTGAACAAGAGCTTTTACCTATAGAGGAAACTCGTAATGTTATCTTTCAACCAAACGAAGGACCACAAACAGAGTTTCTAGCAGCAAACGAGAGAGAAGTTCTATACGGAGGATCAGCAGGAGGGGGTAAGTCCTACGCAATGTTGGCAGACCCTTTGCGTTACATGGGACACCCATCGTTTAGTGGGCTACTACTACGTCATACCACAGAAGAGTTAAGAGAACTTATATTTAAAAGTCAGGAACTCTACCCTAAAATTTGGAAGGGTATCAAGTGGTCAGAACGAAAGATGCAATGGGTTGCTCCGTCAGGAGCGAGACTATGGATGTCCTACCTTGATAGAGATGATGATGTCCTACGTTATCAAGGACTAGCGTTTAGTTGGATAGGATTTGACGAACTTACACAGTGGGGTACACCATTTGCTTGGAACTACATGAGATCACGTTTACGATCTACGTCCCCTGACTTACCTGTGTATATGAGAGCTACAACAAACCCCGGAGGACGAGGACACCACTGGGTAAAGAAGATGTTTATTGACCCTTCACCGTATAATATTTCATTCAATGCCACCGACATCGAATCAGGTGAGGAACTTAAATATCCTGCAGGACACAGTAAAGCAGGACAGCCACTATTTAAACGTAGGTTTATACCTGCTCGACTTACAGATAACCCTTATCTCTCATCTCAGGGCGATTATGAAGCAATGCTTCTATCCCTTCCTGAACAGCAAAGAAGACAATTACTGGAAGGCGATTGGGATATTAAAGAGGGAGCAGCTTTCACCGAGTTTGATCGCAACATACATGTGGTTGAGCCTTTTCATATACCTAATAATTGGGTTAAGTTTCGGGCATGTGACTATGGGTATGGAAGTTATTCTGCCGTTGTATGGTTTGCTGTTAGCCCATCAGAACAGCTAGTAGTATATAGAGAGTTGTACGTATCAAAAGTATTAGCTACAGACTTAGCTGATATGATATTAGACGCAGAAGCAGAAGACGGTAATATAAAATATGGAGTGTTAGACAGTTCTCTCTGGCACAAACGAGGAGACACAGGACCTAGCCTAGCAGAACAAATGATTATGAAAGGCTGTAGATTTAGACCTTCTGATAGAAGTCGAGGAAGTAGAGTATCAGGTAAAAATGAAATACATAGAAGATTACAAGTTGATGAATTTACAGAAGAGCCACGTTTGGTTTTTTTTAGCACATGTACTAACACGATTTCGCAATTACCTGCGATACCACTTGATAAAAAAAATCCTGAAGATATAGACACTCACTCAGAAGATCACTTGTATGACGCTTTAAGATATGGTATAATGTCAAGACCAAGGTTTAGTATATTTGACTATGATGCTGCAAACAGGCAAACAAACTCAATGCCCATAGCAGACGCAACATTTGGATATTAATATGGCAGAAGAAGAAATAATGATGGATGACTCGTCTATAGCTGTAGATGACGTTACAAAGGACGGTACAGATGACACTAAAAGTCACAACATTATACCTTTCATTATGGACAGATACAAAAAAGCTGATGACTATAGAGAACAAGACGAACAAAGATGGCTAAGAGCATATAGAAACTATAGAGGTTTATATGGTTCTGATGTGCAGTTTACAGAAGCAGAGAAGTCAAGAGTATTTATTAAGGTAACAAAAACAAAGACACTAGCTGCCTATGGTCAGATTATAGATGTACTGTTTGCTAATAATAAGTTTCCTCTTACTATAGAACCTACTGAGTTGCCAGAGGGTGTAGTATCTGATGTAAGCTTTGATCCCAAAGAACCAGAGCAGGTACGAAGTAGACTAGATGAAATGGAAAGCCCCTATGGTTATGCAGGGGACGGTAAAGATTTACCTGCAGGATCTACACAAAAATCTTTGATGGAAAGTTTAGGACCATTAGAAGGTAAGTTTGAAGATGTAGATAACCTCAGAGAGGGAGTAGGTAAAACTCCTACGGCTGTTACATTTAGCCCTGCAATGATAGCTGCAAAAGCCATGCAGAAAAAAATACACGATCAGCTAGAGGAGTCTAGTGCTAATAAACATTTAAGAAGTACAGCTTTTGAGATGGCTCTATTTGGTACAGGTGTAATGAAAGGACCGTTTGCTGTAGATAAAGAATATCCTAATTGGAATGAAGACGGAGATTATTCACCTATATTAAAGACTGTGCCACAAGTTTCACATGTGTCAGTATGGAATTTCTTTCCTGATCCAGATGCAAACAATATGGACGAAGCACAGTATGTAATAGAAAGACATAAGCTGTCTCGTACACAGTTACGTGCATTAAAGAAAAGACCACACTTCAGATCTCAGGTTATAGAGGACGCTATAGCTATGGGAGAAAACTATAATAAAGAATATTGGGAAGATGATCTATCTGATTACTCACCCGAACATGCTATAGCCCGATTTGAAGTATTAGAATACTGGGGTACTGCAGATGTAAGCATGTTGAGAGATCAACAAATAGAAATACCTGCAGAGCTAGATGACTTTGATGAAGTACAAATAAACGCATGGGTGTGTAATGACAAAGTATTACGCATGGTGCTTAATCCATTCAAACCTGCAAAGATACCTTACATGGCAGCACCCTACGAGCTTAACCCATATAGTTTTTTTGGTGTGGGTATAGCAGAGAATATGGATGACACACAGACATTGATGAATGGTTTTATGCGTATGGCTGTGGACAATGCAGTTATGTCAGGTAATTTACTTATAGAGATAGATGAAACTAATCTAGTTCCCGGACAAGACCTAAGTGTATATCCCGGAAAAATCTTTAGAAGACAAGGGGGCGCACCCGGACAAGCTATTTTTGGTACAAAGTTTCCAAACGTAGCAGCAGAGAATATGCAACTGTTTGACAAAGCAAGAGTGCTTGCAGATGAAAGCACAGGACTGCCAAGTTTTGCTCACGGACAGACTGGTGTAGCAGGTGTAGGAAGAACTGCATCTGGTATATCTATGCTAATGAACGCAGCAAGTGGTGGCATAAAGAATGTTATAAAGAATGTAGATGACTATCTATTAAGACCACTAGGTGAAGGACTGTTTAGATTTAATATGCAGTTCAACTTTGATAAGAATGCAAAGGGTGATCTAGAAGTAAAAGCTCGTGGCACAGAAAGCTTGATGGCAAACGAAGTGCGTAGTCAAAGACTTATGCAGTTCATGCAGGTAGCATCTAGCCCTGCACTTGCACCGTTTGCAAAGTTTCAGTATGTAATAAGAGAAATAGCTAAATCACTAGACTTAGACCCAGATAAAGTAACTAACAACATGGACGAAGCTGCATTGCAAGCAGAGATCATGAAAAAATTTCAACAACCCCCTGAAGCACCAACACCTCCTGCAGGAGCAGACGCACAAGATCCAACAGGGGCAGGTGGTGCAACAATAGGTACAGGACAAGTGCCTTTACCCCAAGAACAAGGATTTTCAGGAAATGAACAACAACCAAGCCAACAACCTACAGGACAAGCTACTCAGCAAGCTCAAGCCCCTAGTCAACAACAAGGACCAGTGGGACAGCTTCAGTGATTATATAAATTATCTTATAGCACAGAACCACGCAGTTATGGAGCAAACAAACGATTTAGTTATACTCCATAGATCTCAGGGTGCTATATTGATGTTAAGACGATTGCGACAACTAAGGGATGCAGTTAACGCTAACGGAAAGGGCTAAACTATGGAAGAACAAATGAAACTCTTTAATGAAGGTGGATTACGTGATGAAGGGGGTTCAGTAGAACCTGAATCAGGTAACGAAGTGCCATCAGGGTCTTTACAAAAAGAAGTAGCTGATGATATACCTATCATGATTAGCGAGGGTGAGTTTGTTTTTCCTGCTGACGTTGTGCGATATATTGGTCTTAATACATTGATGAAGATGCGTCAGGATGCCAAGCAGGGCTTGAAGATGATGGAAAAGATGGGACAGATGGGTAATCCTGAAGAAGCAGAACTACCTGATGATATGCCCTTTGGTATGGCAGATCTTATAGTTATAGGGTCTGATGATGAAGAAGATAAAAAAGCTGAAGGTGGTATGATAGAAATGCAAACAGGTGGGCTATTGGATGATCCACGTTTCTCTAATCCTGATGCTCCCCCATCAACTCCTACCCTAACTGAAGAAGATAAAAAAGAAATGGAGGACGCTTTACTAGGTACAGCACACGGTGACATTACTATGAAAAGGTATGTCAATGCTGATGGCGATGTAAAGTATATACCTTTTATAGGTGACGAACCTCAATTGCCCATACCTGAAGGATATGAATTAGACAACTCAGCCCCAAAATCTCCAAGTCTTGTAGGGCAGGTATCGGATAGTGGTGGCAGTGATGGAGGTGGAGGTGGTCAAGCACAAGCTGACATGTTTAACATGATGCAAATGCAACCTCAACCAAAAAGAAAACCTATAGAAGAGTGGACAGAAGAAGAACTGTTAGCCCACTATGAGTCATTCTCTAATCCAGTTAATAGATTTCTCGTGCCTATAGTAGGTGCATTATTTGGTGGACTACCTGCACTATTTATAGCAGGAGCGCAACAATACAATCTAACAAACGGACCAACAAGTTTAAAAAGAACAGAAGAATTATTATCTCAAAAATTTTCTAAGTTAACTAAAGAACAAAGAGAAAGATTAACAGCAGCAAGAAAAATAGTGAAAGAAAAAGGTGTAACAGGATTTGGTTTACTTAAAACAATAGTACAAAAAGTTACAGGTAAAAAAGATAGCCCTGAAGAAAATGCTTTGGACAAAGCCATTGCTAGTGGCAAGTCACAAAATGTATCAAGAGTGTTAGGGGCTATAAGTGAAGGTCTTAAAAATTTACCATTACCAAAACCCGATATTATAGATGGTGCAAATGAAGTTACTATGGAAGACATATTTGGCTCAGACAGTGACTATTACACATCTCAAGATGTAGCTAATAGTGCTTTTGCAGGTAAAGTTGATGTCGGCTTTCAGCAAGCTCTTAGAAAACAGCCTACTGATAAAGAAGCAGATACGTCTATGACGGATAACTATATGGCTGAAGCTTTTGGTACTGCCACACCAGAAACTGTAGAAGAAGAAAAGGCACAGACTGTAGATGTTGCAGATCCAAGAAGACTTGAAGTACCTACTCTAACTGGAGAAAAAACAGATCCTTTAAAAGATGATGATCCAATAGCTGCAAGAATGGGTACTGCTCCAGTAGATGATATTAATATAAATATACCCGATTCAGTAGGACGTATTTCAGGACAGATGACTAAAGAAGATAGAAGCAGATTAGGAAGAGGACGTAGAACTGAAGAGGGTGCTGAAGTAGAAAGACTTTTACAAGAAAGTGCTAAAGCACAAAGAGAAAGAAGAGAAAAAGATGTACAAAGACAAAAACAAATAGAAGAGCGCAAAAAAACTTCTATGGGAACAAGTTATGGTAAACAAAGATCAGGAAGTAGTGATAGTAGTGACGGTGGTGGTGGATCACAAGATCAGACTAATGTTATCGGCTCTGGTTACTACACACCCCCAACTCCTAGCTATTCTGCTCCATCTCTCACTACACCTCAACAACAAGCAGATGCTTACACACAGAGTGCTGTATCAGATTATCAAAGTAGACCAGAGCAGTTTGGATATGGAGGTAGAGGATTCTATGTAGGAGGTGTGCCTACTAAACCTATGAAGCCCCAACGATTAAAGAAAGGTGGTTTAGCTAAACCTAAAGTTAAACCCAAACGAATGAAGAAAGGTGGACTAGCTTCTAAAAAATAAGTTCACAATATGTTGGCTACCTAACTCCCCATCTAACATGGCATACAGTTAGCCCTAACGAAAGGTAAGTAAATGGCAGAAGCCCAAGCAAAAGTAATGGTACAAGACGCTACACCTAAAAAGGTAATGGCATTAGCATCTCGTAAGTATTCAAGAGATGATAAAATTAAAAAAGACGAAGAAGAATTAGAAAACCTTATTGCAGAAAATAAAGGAGAGGTAAAGGAAGAAGCACAAGCAGAACCTGAACCCACCACTGCAGAGGAAAAAACTTTTAAGAAACGCTATGGAGATCTTAGAAGACATACTCAACAGAAAGAAGCTGATCTGCAGGAGCAGATAAATCAACTAAGAGAACAGCTTGACAGTGCAACTAAAAAACAAATTAAGCTTCCAAAGTCAGATGAGGACATTGAAGCATGGGCAAAAGAATATCCTGACGTAGCAGGTATAGTAGAAACTATAGCTATCAAAAAATCCAAAGAGCAATCAAAAGAGCTTGAGGACAGGATTCAAAAGATAAACGAAATGCAGGAATCTGCAACTAAGGAAAAAGCTGAAGTAGAGTTACTAAAGTTACATCCTGACTTTGTGGATATTCGTGAAGACGATGACTTTCATAACTGGGCAGAAGAGCAACCACAGTGGGTGCAAAAAGCTTTGTATGAAAATGATGATGATGCTATGTCTGCAGCTAGAGCCATTGATCTTTATAAAGCCGATAGAAATATTGGTAAGAAAAAGACAAACTCAAAGGACGCAGCACTAGCTACAAATCCTAAGTCAACACGTACAAAACCTCAGACTAACGAGGAGTCTACATATCTAAAAGAATCTCAAGTACAAAAAATGTCATCACAAGAGTATGAGAAAAGAGCCGATGAAGTTATGGAAGCTATACGTACAGGTAAGTTTATATACGATTTATCTGGATCGGCTAGATAAAAAAGTTTGACATTTATAAATTTATACATATAACTATGTATAGTATATAAATATACAGATAGCCCCTATATGGATTACCTATATGTATATTACATCACAAACGACAATGCGATGAGACTTACCTAATTTAACAAGCCCAGAATGTACATCTGCACCTTGACCTAAGTTAGCCCCGAATCTGTAATTGTAATTTGTATCTGTGACCCTGAAAAAGTAAGGAGGATTAACTATGGCTTTTTCAACCGCTGCAGGTTACGGCAATTTACCTAATGGTAACTTTTCGCCAGTAATCTATTCCAAACAGGTACAGCTTGCTTTCCGTAAGTCATCTGTTGTGGAAGGGATCACAAATTCTGACTATTTTGGTGAGATCAGTCAGATGGGTGATACCGTTAAAATTATCAAAGAGCCAGAGATTACGGTAAAATCGTATGCTCGTGGCACAACAATCACACCTCAGGACTTGGACGATGAGGACTTTTCTCTAGTCGTTGACAAAGCAAACTACTTTGCATTTAAAGTTGATGACATTGAGGAAGCTCATTCACATGTCAACTTCCAATCTTTAGCTACTGACAGAGCAGCTTACAGACTTTCAGATCAATACGATCAGGAAGTTCTAGGCTATCTCTCAGGGTACAAGCAGTCTGCATTACATGCTAGACCAGATACAGTGAACGATGCTGTGTCAGGTTCTGTAGCTGTATCAGGTGCTTCTACAGACGAGCTACTTGCATCTATGCAGGTAGACGCTGAAGACTTCAATG